GGCCGTCATTGTCGGAAACTTCGATGAGTCATACATCTTCGAAGACAACTCCGGAACACCGTTGTATGTTCGTTTCGAACAACCAGACGGCAACATTGCAATCCGTACCGTCGTGTTCGGCTTCTCGGCCTACACCGCCGGAAAGTACCCTGCCGCATTCTCGGCGATCACAGGTACCGGACTCATTACGGCCAACTGGTAATCAAAGCCCTACTCCAACTCGGTCGGCGCGCACAGTCGACCGAGTTTCGGGATCTTATTATGAAACAATTCATCGTCGATGCACTCAAAAAAGAACTCGCCGAATATCGTCGGCGTGGCCTTGACGATCGCGCGAAACAAGTCATCGACCAGCTTGTCGTCCTCGGTTGCGAGGAGTTTTTGCCCACGCTCAAAAAGTCCTCGAATGTGCCGGCCGAGGATGACTCCTTTGAACAGAAGATCGCAAACAAAGCACAACCACGCAAGATCAAGGCGATCATCAAACCAGCGGCCGCAAAAGTAGAGACAAAGAAGAAGAACTAATGGCGATCACGAACGGCTACGTCACGCTCGCCTCAATGAAAAACTATCTCGGCATCACCGACTCGATCGACGACACCCTGCTCGAAGAGATCGTCGAGTCTGCTTCACGAAGCATCGACCGCATCGCGAACCGCCATTTCTACCTAGACGCCACAGCGAGCGATCATTTCTACCGCACAACCGACGCCTACTCGCTCATCGTCGACGACATCGGCACACTCTCCGGTCTGGTCATCGCACTTGACACCGCCGGATCAGGCACCTTCTCAACGGCCGTCACAATCAACACCGACTACCTTATGGAGCCGCTCAACTCGGCAAGCCTCGGCCGCCCCTGGACTAACGTGACGATGGTCGGCGCACAGCTCTTCCCATATCCTCTCAACCTTCGTCCAGGCATCAAAGTCACGGCACGATGGGGATGGCCTAGCGTCCCCGACGACATCGCACAAGCAACACTCATTCTCGGCGCCGATCTCTACAAACGCAAAGACTCAGTCGGCGGAGTCCTCGGTCTCTCCGAACTCGGCGCGATCCGCATGAGTCCACTCGGCCGCGACATCTCCGCAATGGTACGCGCCTACCGTCGAGAGTCCATCGCATGAGCATCACCATCTCCTCCGTACGCGACGCCGCACAAACGAGGCTCGCGACCATCACCGGTCTACGCACCTACGACCTTATTCCAGACACCGTCAACGTACCGGCCGCCGTCGTCGGCAACCTTGAACTCACATGGGACGAAGCAATGCAACGCGGCCTCGACTTCGCCACCTTTGACGTCTTGCTCATCGCCTCACGAATGAGCGACCGAAGCGCACAAGACAAACTCGACGTCTACCTCGCCGGCACCGGTGCATCCAGCGTCAAAACAGTCCTCGAAGGCGGCACACCAGCAGGAACCCTCAACGGCACAGTCTCCACCGTTCGCGTCACGCGCGCACTCCCAATATCAATCACCGTCGCGAGTATTGAATATCTCGCCTACAGATACGAGGTAGAAGTTTATGGCTAGTTACAAAGTGTTATCAGATCTTATCGACGGCAAAAACGCCGGCGACACCATCTCCGACGACGAGCTTCAAGGATGCAACATTGACGCACTCTTAGAAGCTGGTCATCTCGCAGAAACCACAACAAAGAAAACCGATAAGGAGTAATCATGGCCGTTTTCGTACTCAAAGACGCATCGCTGGTGGTGAATAGCATCAACCTAAGCGCATACGTTTCATCTATCACCCTTGACTACGCAGTCGACGCAGTTGCCGCCGATGGGATGGCCGCGACAAACGGCCACGTCTTCCTCGGTGGATTACAAAACAACTCACTCGCCGTCACCCTTAACCAGGACTTCGCCGCCTCCACAGTCGCGGCAACACTTGACGCGCTAGTCGGGACAACCACGACCGTCGTCATCAAACCGACATCGGCGGCAGTAGGCGCAACAAACCCGACCTACACCATCTCAAACGCATTCCTCGCGGCTACACAACCGGTCAACGGCGCCGTCGGCGATCTCGCTCAAATGAGCGTAACGTTTCAAGGTGGAACACTTGTGAAGGCAGTCGCGTAATGGCGATATTTATCCTCAAAGACGCAGTCGTCTCTATTGCTGGAACCGATCTAAGTTCATACGTGCAATCGGTGACACTCGATTACGCAGTAGACCCGATCGGCGTCGACGCGATGGGCAATGCCGGCCACGCCTTCACAGCTGGTCTCCAAAATAACTCCGTCGCCGTCACGTTCAACCAGGACTTCGCAGTCTCACCCGACAAAGTTGCGAAAGTACTTGACGGACAAATTGGTCTCGGCACCACGACGATCATCATCAAAGCATCATCGGCCACAACCGGTAAACGGATCAGTCGGAGACCTTGCCCAAATGAGCGTCACTTTTCAAGGTGGCACCTTAGCGAAAACGACTTCATAGAACCATGATCTCACTCACCGTCAAGCACAAAGACGGCTCAGAAGGAACCTTTCCGGTCTGGCCATCAACAGAAGTCGCCTTCGAGCGTCACTACAAAATCCCCTACCGCAAAGCGTTTCAAGACGACTTCCCACAGGAGCAAGCCTATTTCCTCGCATGGCTCGCAGAACGTGACTCAGGAAACGAGATCAAACCCTTCGACGAATGGATCAAAACGCTCGCCGACATCGCAGTAGAGACAAACGAAAACCCTATCTAGCGCGCTCGACGACTGAGTTGATCGCGCTTCTCGCAATACGAACACACATATCGCCGAGAGAACTTCTGGCCACACCGCCAGGAATACTTGAAGCGATGATACAAATGGCAATACCGGAAGACTATTGGAAGGAACCTACCGACGCATGGCAACTCCTAGCTCAGGCAGTTTCGGCTACCGAATAGACTCCGACCGTCAAGGCAAAGCACAAATCGACGGACTTCGAGAAACACAAAAAGCACTCAAAGCACTCGGCGACTCAACAAAAAAAGAACTCAAAAGTACTCACCTTGAAGCCGCACAGATCGTCGTAAACGGCGCGCTACGCATTGCACCAGTACGCACCGGCGCACTCGCCGCATCTATGCGCGCGGCCGCAACAATGACATCCGGCAAAGTTCGCATCGGGAACGCCTCCGTCCAATACGCCGGAGTAATCCATTTCGGATGGCCGGCACGACGCATCAAACCACAACCATTCATCTACGACTCACTCGATGGACGCCGCAACGCAGTCGCACAGCTCTACGCCGCTCGCCTTGATGAACTCACGAGACGATATCGACTTGCCGGCCGCAGTATGCCAGCGAACACTCGGTATGTTAGGGCTTAACTATGGCAAAGTCGATCTCAGTCACCGTCACCGGCAACGCCGCGCCACTACGCAAAGAACTCAAACGCGCCACACAAGACCTCTCAGGTTTCGCAAAAGCACAAAAACAACTCGTCTCACTCTCATCACTCGGCTACGCCGTCGCCGGCGCAAGCGTCGTCCGGTTCGGCAAACAGATCGTCCAGGCCGCACTCGACGACCAAAAAAGCCAGGCTCTACTACGCGACGCAATCTCAAAAACTGGAGCAGTCACAGACCGCGCTACCGCATCGGCCGAAGCGTTCGTCAAGCAGCTCTCGCTCTCGTCAAATATCGCCGACGACGATCTTCGTCCGGCCATGTCGACACTCGTGCGCGCGACCGGAGATGTTTCACGCGCTCAAACCTTGCTCGCATTATCGACCGAAATCGCTACCGCTACACAAAAAGATCTTTCGACTGTCTCGATCGCAGTCGCAAAAGCAAGCCTCGGCCAGACAACCGCACTCGGCAAACTCGGCGTCCCGTTATCGGCCGCCGCAAAAGAGTCCGGCAACTTCGCGCTCGCCTTTGAAGAACTAAACAAACAATTCTCAGGCACGAACGCCGCCGCACTCAACACCACCGCCGGCAAAGTCGCAAACCTCTCCATCCGTTTCAACGAACTCAAAGAAACAGTCGGCGCGCTACTCATACCAGCAGTCGACGAAGTCACCGGATCACTACTCAAAACCGCCGAAGCCGCCGAAGAAGGCGACTGGATCGGAGGCCTTTACAACGGCATCATCGCCGCCGGACAAGCCGCCGACGCCATCACTCCAGACCTCTTCAACCTTGCAATCTCAATCTCAAACTCCGCACAGAACGCTCTCGGTCTCGGCAAAGAAATCAAAGCAACATCAGAGATCACAGGACAAGGCGCCGGCTCATTCAGGCTCTACGACGAGCAGCTCTCACGAGTCAAAGACAGTCTCAACGAAACAGAGAACGCAACGGCCGACTACGGCGCGGCCGTCAATAGTCTCATCTACAGTCAGAACACCACTTTCACAAAGATCTACGCCGACCGCGTCGAAGAAGTAGCGCGACAAACAGAAGCCGCCAAAACACGAGCAGAGAAAGCGCGCGAAAAGTTTGCGGCACTCGGTCAAACTTTGAAAAGCGTACTCAACACAGCTCTCACCGATGCGCGCAACAAACTCCAGGAAGCAAAAGACGAGATGAACAACTTCGCCGACGCCACCTCATCGGCAATCTCTGGAAACGTGAGCATCGGCGAAGCACTATCAGACGCCTCAAATGGCGAAAAAGAATACACAGACGCACTCAAACGACGCGCCGAAGCATACAAAAAACTCGACATCGCATCGGCCACCGGCGACCTCAACGGATACCTCACCGCGCTCGAAGACATCAAAACCACCGAACAAGAAGTCACCGACACACAAAAAGCACGCAAAACACCAGGACAACTCTTCGCCGACCAAATCGCAAAAGCCAAAAAGTTCGCGACCGATCTCAAAACCCTCATCTCGCCACCGTTCAGTCTTTCCGAGGCAGGCCTCTCACAGCTCATCAACCTCGGCATCGACTCAGGCTCACAAGTCGCATCCGAACTTGTCGCCGGCACCGGCTCGCTTTCAGTCGGCGCGATCAACGAAGGCCTCGCCGGAGTCGGAGCCGTAGCTGGTGAACTCGGCACGACCGCCGGATCGATCTTTAGAGGCGGAGCAGTCACCAGCGCAGAAGGCGCAGTCGGAAGACTTGACGCCGCAAGCATCACGAACTCGAACAACTCCTACGTCATCAACATCACCGCAGGCGTCGGCGATCCAGTCGAGATCGGCAAACAAGTCCGCAACGTCCTCAAAGATTACGACGCGCGCTTCGGCACCGTCCTCGTCTCTGCCGGCAA